AGCCGAACATAAGATGATCCCCGATGAGTGGGCAAAGAAACAACAGGTTGATGAAGAGGTGGGTTGGTTCCCTCTTGAAGAAGCTGTCCGTATGAATAAGATCGGTCAGGTGTATGAAGTGTCATTCTTGTTCCGTGGTGGGACTCAGAGACTTAAGTTCTTCTGGCCTGAGGTAGGAATTCCTTCCAGGAAAGATATGGAGGAAGCTTGTAAGAAGTTCTGGCCTGGTGCTCGTCTCTTGGCATTCTACCCTTCAATGAGTGCTGGTGATAACCAGGATAACTTTATGGTCTTGGTCCCTGCAATGACCGAGAACTTTCACATTGTCAATGATGATGCCTGGGTTGAAATGACCGAGCAGGAATCACTGGCTTATCAGATGATTTGTGAGGAAGAAGGTGAGCCTATTTCACCTCCCATGATTCAGGATGATGGTACCACTCTTCTCTTGATTGAAGACCATGACACTGGTGAAGAGAAGGAAGTCATTCTTGAAGGCTCTCTCAACGATTGGTTTGGTAAGTCTAAGTCCAAAGATGGTAAGAGTGGTTGGGTTCAATCTGATGGGTCGCCCTGTGCCAACGAGGAGGGTGAAACTAAGACTCCTAAGTGTTACTCTTCATCTAGAAAAGCTAGTATGAGTAAGAAAGAGCTGAAGTCTGCTGATGCTCGTAAGTCCAGAGAGGATCCCAATCAACAACAGAAGTCTGGTGGTGCTAAGCCCACTAATGTCAAGACATTCTCGGACCCCAAGAAGTATAAGAGTAAGCCCTCTGGTGATGGCAAGAATGAAGAGTATGTGATGGAAGCTACTGACAAGAAAGGTAAAGGTAGTGGGTCTAAGGACGCCTGTTATAATAAGGTGAAGTCCCGTTATAAGGTTTGGCCTTCCGCTTATGCTTCCGGTGCTCTTGTTAAATGTCGTAAGACGGGGGCAGCCAATTGGGGCAATTCAAAAAAGAATGAGGAATTCACATTAAATGTGGATGACGCCTTTACTCAAGAAGTAGATGAAGCCTGTTGGAAAGGCTACACCAAGAAAGGTATGAAGACCATGTTTGGTAAGAAGTATCCTAATTGTGTGAAGGAAGAAGAGACTGAAATTCAAGAAGATATGACAGGGATGTCTCAGAAGTCTGGTGATAAAAGGTCAACAGATTCGGGGGCAGGGATGACAGCCAAGGGTGTTGCCAAGTATAATAGGAGAACAGGTGGAAATCTAAAAACAGCAGTGACTACACCACCTTCTGAATTGAAAGCTGGTAGTAAAGCGGCTGGTCGACGTAAATCGTTCTGTGCAAGGAGTAAGAGCTGGAATGGAGAAAGAGGAAAAGCCGCAAGGCGCAGATGGAACTGCTGATACAAAAATGTATCTGTTAAAGTATTGTTTTGCTAAGCCTGCATTACTTTTAACTGCAAGTCAATTGAGAGTTTATTGTCAGATGATGTCTGCAGTAAATAAAAGTCCATGTGAAATCAAACCTTTCTGAGAGTTGTCTGAGAATAAATAAACCTGACCATCTCCACTAGTGTTATGTCAGACAATATTACCAAGATGTCAGATGACACTCAGGTAGCAATGCCCCTCCGCAACATCATTTCGATTGTTGCTGGTGTGGCTGTCGCTACTTGGGCATATGGTGGTGTTATAGAGCGCATCAATAATCTTGAGACAAACTCCACACTGAACCAGCAAGATATCTCACTCAATAACGAGTTTAGGGTCCTCTGGCCTAGAGGTGAGATGGGTAACTTGCCCGCTGACGCAAGGCAGGACATGGAAATTGAGTCTTTGCAAAGGTATATGGACGCCATTATGGAAGAGGTGGAAGAGAATGATGATTGGATTGATGAGTTTGGACCACCTGGTGGTGTATTAGCAACAGTAGAAAGAGTTCGTGAATTGGAAGTAGAAGTAACTCTTTTAGAAGACCAAGTCCAAAGATTAGAGGCTCAAATACAAGATAAATAGTTATATGGACAATGATTACAAAGGAAACCCGTTACTAAAACAACGTGGAGTTCAAATTGATTATACAAAAGAACAAGTAAAAGAAGTTATCAAATGCTCGGGGGATCCTGAGTATTTTCTTGAGAAATATATTAAGGTTATTTCTTTGGATGATGGTATTGTTCCTTTCATACCATATCCGTTTCAAAGAAACTTAATTGATAGTTTTCATAATAATAGGTTTAGTATCTGTAAGTTACCTCGTCAGTCCGGTAAGTCGGTGACTGTGACGGCGTATCTGATTCATCAGGCTATCTTTCGTGACAACATCAACATCGCCATCCTGGCTAATAAACGTGAAACTAGTTTTGAGCTTATGGCAAAGCTCCAAACTTCCTATGAAAACTTACCTAAGTGGCTTCAACAGGGAGTACTCGCTTGGAACAAAGGATCTATTGAACTTGAGAATGGGTCTCGAATTACTGCAAGTTCCACATCTAGTTCGGCTGTTCGTGGTTTCTCATATAATATCGTTATGTTGGACGAATTCGCCTTCGTTCCGACAAACGTTGCTGACGATTTCTTTAGCTCCGTTTATCCTACTATCTCCTCAGGTAAAAGTACAAAAGTAATCATCGTTTCTACCCCTAATGGGATGAACCACTTCTATAAGTTGTGGAATGATGCAGAGAAAGGAAGGAATAGTTACAGAGCTACAGAGGCACATTGGTCCGAGGTTCCTGGGAGAGATGACGCCTGGAAACAAGAGACTATTGCCAACACTTCAGAACAACAATTTCAACAGGAATTTGAGTGTGACTTCATTGGTTCTGCCGGTACCCTTATTTGTGGTCCCAAATTAAAGTCATTGTCATATGAGGACCCAATCACATCTTCGGGTGGTTTGGATATCTACGAGGAACCAGTTAAGGGTCATGAGTACCTGATGACGGTTGACGTTTCTCGTGGTATGAGGTTAGATTATTCTGCCTTTTTGATAGTGGATATCACCTCATACCCACATAAACTAGTAGGTAAGTATAGAAACAATACAATCAAACCAATGTTGTTCCCTGACATTATCGTTCAGGTGGCAAAGAGATACAACAAAGCTTGGATTCTGGCAGAGGTTAATGATATCGGTGACCAAGTTGCTTCCATTATCTTCTATGATATGGAGTATGAGAACCTTCTTATGACATCTATGAGGGGTCGTGCTGGTCAGGTGTTAGGACATGGGTTCTCTGGTGGTAAGACCCAACTTGGACTTAAGATGGCGAAAGCCCCTAAGAAACTTGGTTGTAGTAACCTCAAGCAGATGGTGGAATCGGATAAAGTTATCTTCAACGACTTCCAAGTCATCAACGAACTTACCACCTTTGTTGAGAAGAGGGATTCTTTTTCTGCTGAAGAGGGATGCCATGATGACTTGGTAATGTGTATGGTTATTTACGCCTGGGCTGTTGCTCAAGACTACTTCAAAGAGATGACCGACCAGTCAATCCGAGAAGAGTTATATGAAAAAGACAAGACACAACTAGAAGAGGATATGTCACCTTTCGGTTTCATTGTTGGGTCTGGTGATGAAGATACCTTTGTATCCGATGGAGAAGTGTGGAAGACAGAATGGGAGTCTGATAGGTATGATAAGTATCGAGATAATATGGATGAGTATGGAATGCCACATTCACCCTGGGAATATACCAGCACCCCGAATACCGATTGGTGGTAACTTGGAGTTGGGGGTATTCTACTACCCCCATTGACCAATGGAGTAATCACTCGAAACTCTGAGTTTTTCTAAATAAAAGTGAATATTCCTATATTCAGGAGACAAAGATGGTTATTAAGACATCTTCTCCAGGTGTGCTCGTCAACGAGGTCGATCTTACCAGGGGAACAAGTGATGCAATCACTACAAATGTAGGAGCTTTCGCTGGACCTTTCCAAAAGGGTCCAGTCGATGAGTTCGTACTGGTTAATACAGAAAATGACCTGGAGATTATCTTCGGTCAACCAACAGATGAAAATTACGAATACTGGTGGACAGTAAGTAACTTCCTTAACTACGGTGGAGTTTGTTACGTTATTCGTTGCGACGACTCGGTCGGTGATGAAGGTGATGAAGGTGGGGATAATCCCAACCCTCAGAAGATGCGTAACGCATCAACCAACCCAACTATCAAAACCGGTGAAACGGTTCCAACCGGTCCATATGTAAAGAATGAGGAAGCCTTCACTGAAGATTTCCTTGGACAAAACACAGTTGATAGATTTCTTTCCAGAACTCCAGGTGAATGGGGTAACTCACTGGCCGTATCGGTCATTGATGCTGGTGCAGATTTCCAAATGAACCTGTCGAAGACAGGTATCGTAAGGGCTGTTGATGGTGTTGCTGTTGATGACGGTACCTTGTTTAACTACACCATCGATGGTGGAGCAAACATTGGTCAGTATATCAAGGTAAAGGCAACTAACCCTGCTAACATTCTTGCTGGAACATTCGTTACTAACAGTAACGATGCCACCGGTATCGTAATGGGTTATGAGAATGGTGCTTACCAAATTATGGTAACAGCCGGTGAATTCAATACTAATGGATTCCTTCTCAGTAATTCTGGACAACAATCAGGTATCGTAGAGGAAGTTTACGAACAAGGTCGTCACATCTACTATAAAGTGGGTGCTGGTGGTACCAGTCTTCTCAGTAATGAGGTAAGTGATCAGGGTGTTGATTCAGGTGCAAACCTTTTCTCTGAGAGTGACCTAGACATTCTGGCAGAATTCACCGTTGATGGTGGAGAAAGCAACCCTATGGTTGTTGCCTCTGTTTGGAGTCCAAAAACCTACACGATGGTTGAAGGTAATAACTTCTTTGGCTGGAGTAAGACTCCTGTCAGTGGTCAGAAGGTAAGACCCGAAACTGCTGGTATCATTGAAGGTCCAACAACAGTTGGTGATACTTACGTTTGGGATTCGAGATCCGAGTTATGGAGTAACAGCTACGTACCTCAGGCAGGTAACTTAGTTCATGATACCGTTAATGTCTTTAGTATTGGCTTTATCGGTGACTGGTATAGTAACCAGATTGCTTTCCAGGGTCTTCCTTGGTATCGTTTCGCCTCTCGTCCAGGAACGACATCCGGTGCGTATGACTACAGTTCATCCAACGATGAAGTACACATGATTGTGTATGATTCAACCGGAGAATTGACTGGTTCTAAGGGTAACGTTCTGGAGCAATACCTGAATGTTTCTAAACTCGCCGACGCTTCTAAGCCAGAAGGTGAAAGAAACTATTACATCGATGTAATCAACACAAATTCCAGATACATCTACGCCAACGCGCCTATCAACGGGCAAGATGGTGAGATTAACACGGGACTAGCTCCGGTTGGAAGCTCTGTTAAGGCTGGAGTTAAGTGTGAGTATGTCTTTGGTGGTATCCGAGATTTAAGTGGTGGTGTAGACAACCTCGTTGCTACTCTTGCTGAGCTTCAAGCTGGTTACTCCAAGTATGCTGAAGAAAACACCTTCGAGATTGATTACATTCTCCAGGGCCCTGCAGCTACTATCGATGGAACTAATAGTTACAGAAACTTCGAAGCCGCTGTTGCTAAGGCAAACTTCCTTATCAGCATTGTAGAGCAGAGAAGGGATTGTATGGCATTCCTGTCACCCCCACGTTATATGTGCGTGACACAGAAGAGTGCAAATGAAATCACTACGGAGATTGCAACTTGGGCTCAAGAGTTAAGTTCTTCTTCCTATGTCAGTATTGACAGTGGTTACAAGTATACCTACGACAGGTTCCGTGAAAGTTATGTCAACGTTCCTCTGAATGGAGACGTAGCTGGAACATTGGTATACACCGCTTATCGTTCTGAGCCTTGGTTCTCACCTGCTGGTTTCCAAAGAGGACAGATTCGTAACGTTGTAAAACTTCCTTACAACCCAAACAAAGGTCAACGTGACCTTCTTTATTCCAACAGAGTCAACCCTGTTGTCACCTTCCCCGGTGAAGGAACCGTTCTCTTCGGAGACAAGACGGCTTTGGGTTACTCCTCCGCATTCGACAGAATTAATGTCCGTCGTTTGTTCTTGGTTGTTGAAAGAGAACTCGCCAAGTTGTCCAAGACAACTCTGTTTGAGTTTAACGATGACACAACTAGAGCCCTCTTCAAGAATAACGTTAATCCGTTCTTGAGAGACGTTCAATCCAAGAGAGGCATGTATGACTTCTTGGTTGTCTGTGATGAAACCAACAACACTCCTGACATTATTGACAGGAATGAGTTTGTTGCCGACATCTACATCAAGCCAGCAAGGTCGATCAACTACATTACTCTGAACTTCATCGCCACTAAGACTGGCGTGGCGTTCGATGAGGCAGTGGGTCTCTTCAGAAGAAACTCATTCTAATCACGAGGTAACTACAAATGGCAAGACATCCAAAGAGTATCGAACAGTTTAAGTCTCGCCTGGCGTTCGGTGGGGTTCGCCCCACTATGTTCCAGGTGGAATTGACTTTCCCAACTGGTCTTTCACTGCCTAATCAAAATGATTTGGCAGAAGATTCAAAATTCCTCGTGAAGGCTGCTCAACTCCCTGCCTCTCAGGTAGGTGTAATTGACGTTCCTTTCAGAGGTCGTAAGCTTAAGGTCTCAGGTGACCGGTCTTACGCAGATTGGAGTACAAGTATCACTAATGACCATAGTTTTGGTCTCCGTGTTGCTCTGGAGAAGTGGTCTGAATTGATTCAGAATCATAACTTCGCTCTTGGTGCTAACGAACTCAGTCAGTATTTCGGTACTGCTATCGTTCGTCAGCTCGACAGAGACGCCAACCAGATCAGGGCTTATAAGTTCCGTGGTATCTGGCCAACTACAGTTGGTGAAATTGGTCTCGACTTCGACAGCACTGACCAGGTTGAATACTACGACTGCACCTGGGCGGTCCAATACTGGACTGCTATGGAAGAGGGTGATGGTATTGTTCTTAACAATGCTACCGACCCAACCAGAACTGGTGGAGCAGTTGTAACCTGATATAGGTCACAATATAACTTTTACAGGAGGGCTAAACACCCTCCTTTTTTAATAACTAAATAAGTCATAAGGCATAGAAGTAGTTACAGTGAATTCTTTTCAGTCAGCACCTCAGGATAAGAGTAGATTATTTGGTTTCTCTTACCGTCAGGATGATCTCGAAGAAGTAAAGAAACTATCTCCAGTTCCACCTAATATGGATGACGGTGTTACCGTCGCCGCTGGTGGTCTTACTGGTTATGGGGTAGACCTCGATGGAGGTATGCAAAAGGATCAAGACTTGATCCGTAAATATCGCTGCATGGCGATGCACCCCGAAGTTGATAGTGCCATTGAAGATATCGTTAATGAAGCCATCGTATCAGATACAAATGATACGCCAATTTCCATTGACCTTTCTAATCTTGATATCTCCGAGAGAATCAAAACAATTATTCGTGAAGAATTTGCGTATGTTCTTCACCTCTTAGACTTTAATAATAAAGGTCACGAGATGTTCCGTCGTTTTTATGTTGACGGAAGACTATATTACCACAAAGTAATTGACCTGAATGCTCCTGAAAGGGGTATTACAGACATCAGAAATATCGACTCGATGAAAATCAAGTTGGTGAGAGAATATAAGAAAGACCTTCCACCCCCTAATCTTAAAAACCCCGCA